GCGATAGTATCTAGTCATTCGTTCGCCTCAAATATTTTCTTTTCCTCGTTACAGATTGCTTCGTGTATTTTACAAATAGCGTCTTTAACTTGTTCTTCAGCCAATGAATTATTTAATTCAAGTCTTTTAACGAAGTGCCTCCATCCAAAATCAAATTTATTTAGACGAATGCGTGAATATCTTTTTGCGTCTTTTAAAGATTTAAAAACGTATTTTTCTAAGCCAAAAATTAAATTTACAGAAAACAAACTCCATCTATTTTTATTTGTTCTCATTAAAATTCCGACTGGAATAGTTCTGTAATAAACATAATAAAGTCCGCCGAAATATTCTTTGAATCGTACTGTCTGCATTATCCGCACCATCCTCTTAACTTTTTACCGATTTCGCGTTTAGCGATGATTAGTTTTTCGTAGTAAGCCGACGGAAACGAGGCCGTTAAAAACGCTTGTAATTCGTCATCCTCGACTTCATAAGGTCTAAACGTCCAGTAACCCTCAAACGTTTTAAAAAGTATTCCTACGAGCGTGCCGTCTAGCGTAACTAGGTAGCATTCGTGATCGTACCAAACATAACTAACACGCATAGCACATCTCCCATGTATCCACAGCTTCTCGGACGAGCTCTTTGATTTTGTCGATGTCGCGTCGCCAAGGAACGCCATAATGATCAAGCCAGTTGCAAATGAAATCGTCGAGCATTTCGTCATCAAACGATTTTCCATTCCATTCAGCAACGTACGTCCAGCCTTTTTTCGGTAGAAATCTCAGCGTACCGATGCGTTTGTCATTACGCATAACGATGTAATAACCGTTAATGCAGTACAAAAAATTAACATTAACTTTCATGCAAAAAGAGCGCTCGTTATTAGCGAGCGCTCATTAAAAAGATTAGAACGGGATGTCATCCGGTGAGAAGTCGCCAGCAGGCGCGGCCTGCGGAATTGGCGCCGGCGCCGCTTCGTAACCGCCTCTAGGCGCTGGTGCGCTCTCGAAGCCGTTCGCTCTGGGAGCGATTTTCTTAAGAGGCTTGTCCTTAAGATTTTTAAGTTTCGCGTCTACAGCTTTAGCTTCAGCTTGATCGAGAATTTCGGCGGCATTCTGACGAGTGCGAGCGTCAAACGGCGTAAGGAGATTCAAACGAATCATCGTTTTAATTTCGCCGTTAATGTCGTATTCTTCCGGCGCCGCTTGAATTAGCAGGCCGATAGGTTTGCTCATGAGATCAACGAAGAAATATCCAACTTGTTCTGTGCCTTGACGATCTTTAAAACGACGTTGCTCAGCTTTGAGACTGCGAACGCGGCAAACAGTCATCAGGCTGTCGAGAATAGCTCTAGAGAAAGTCGCTTTACCTGATTTGTCATAAATACACATACTCATGTGAGCGCGTTCGCCTTCGTTACTCTCGAAGTCGATATCGAGCATTTCGGCGCCGGATTTCGATTCATAAATGCGTGCAGCCGTAATCGTTCCGACGTATGCGCCTGAAGTAGTAATGAAAGAAGCGCCGCCGACTGTGCGCGCAGCTTTAACGTCTAAGGTCATTTCAGTATGTAGCATTTTCTACCATCCTGTTATTAGTTAATGAAGTGTGAGAAGGGGAAGACTCGAGGCCGTAAAACTCGCAGATAGTGCGGTCTACGGCCGCGAGGTCGTTATCTATGAGTTGTTCGTTAAACATACCCATAGGACTTTTTACGGTGTCTGAGCCGCTGTTTTGCGTTGAGAAAAGGTAATTCCCGTTTTCGACGTGAGTACGAAGCACTGTAGTAAACATGCCCTCAACGACGATTTTGTCGTCTAACAACTTGCCCAGTGTCTTAATGCGCACGCGTCCAAATTCATCCGTTTGCGTATGCGCTAATACGTAAACACGTTTATTCTCAGCCAGCTCGGAGGCCGTCTTAGCAACGTCGAAACCTACGCCGCCGATGTCCGTAAATTTGTCGAACGATTTTTCGTTACGTCTCGCCATAAACTGGTTAGCGAGAATGTACTGCCAATCGTCAACGATGATGATGTCGGCGTGGGTACGTCGCATCGCGGTCAAAATGTACGACGGGTTAGACGTTACGTAGACATTCCCGTTCGGATTCTCAAGCGTTTTCTCTTTCCATCCGTTGTTACGAAACGGCAGGGGTTTACGAAGCGGCTGAATCAAAAGACATTTAGCCGGATCGAAGTTTCTAAGCGAGCACGTTTTACCGCTGCCGCTTTCTCCAAGCACTAGACAAGCATAGCTCATAAGGTTTATCCTTTTTATCACTGAAATTCAGATGTTTTCATTAAAAACGCCTCAGTCGTTACAGCGATTGAGGCGTTATTTCATTAGTGCGGCGATTAGCTCAGGCATACAGAACGCTAAAACTATCGCGCCGAAGAAGCATACGGCGCCGGCGAAGTCTTTAACGTTTTTGACGCTTACGTTATTAACGAGCTGGCGAACTAATCGAACGAGACACGTAAGAAGAAGCACCCATGCCGCAGTGATGACAGCCAACTGGGCGCCGCTCATGCCTTTGAAAAACATGATGTTTCTCCATGAAAAAAAAGCCCCGCAGAGGGGCTCTAAATATTTATCTATGTAAAAAAGTCCACAATCTGAATTAAGAGTTGAGACTGATGATTTTCTTGATCACCCTGTCAATCTCGTTTCGCTTAGATCGAAGAAAGAAAATGGTTGCTCTGAGTTGTTCAACATCTGTTTTGTTGTTCATGTATTTTTGAGCAATATTTAAGAGGGCAATCATCTCTCTGATTTGTTCCTCAATGACGAAAGCTATCCTTTTAGCATCTGACAGACCTATGATTTCACTAAAGTCGTCATCTTTAATCTTTATCATTTGGCGTTCCCTATAAAAAAGACCACATAAAAAAGCCCCCGTCGCCGTAAAAAAAATGGAACTAACATTAGTTAGGAAAACGACGCGGAGGCTTATTTATGTGAACTATTAGTAAATTCCTAATAGTTCGGAAACTTGATTAAGGCAAACGTTCGCCAACTTCATAGCAATCAAGGAAGTTTTCTAAATAATCAGTCGCTTCTTCCTTTGTTTGAAAAGTTCTCGAATAGCTATTGCAATAAAGAGAATCCTGTAAGCCTTTGGACTTATGCGTAGGTCTAAACGCTGAAAACATCCATTTTTTACGATCAACTTTCAAAAGATCGCAAATGTATTCACCTCTGTAAAAAACTCTAAATTCGTTTTTAAAGGACGTGTACTCAGTTACTTCTTTACGTTCATACGTAGCCAACATGTTTTTCCTCCAACAAAAAAACACAGGGTTAAAAAACAGAAGCGCGCCGAAGGACGCTAACGAGAAATCCTCCGAAACACGTTAGCCGACGCGCTTGTGTTTATGAACTGTCTTTGTTTGAACGGCCTCTACTACGATCGTTTGCTTACTTTGTCAGCGCTCTTATTACTTCTCTGAGCCTGTACAGGGAGCTGCTCTCTATGCTCTCGCACACATACGCACTTGGAATTTCTCTAGCCTCGTAGCCCCTCTCGGTGGCGGACTCTAACCTGTGTCGGTTCGACATTCTCTCTGCCGCTGGATTTCTTTCGATTTCCATACTTAGGCGCAATTCACTTGCCGCCTTGTAGCTCCATGCGCTTTCGCTTTACTCACGTTTAGGAGCTGGTGCCTTACCTGACAATCATCGGTAAGGCTTGTTAAAGAACGTTTGATTGATAAATATCGATTTACCTAAGTAAAATTCCGATATACGAATATTAACCTAGGTAAAACAAAAAGTAAAGTAGATTTATTAGGATTTTTACCTAGATATAAATTTAGGTAAAAAAAGGCCGCCCGAAGGCGGCTTGTTAAAGCGTTCTATTTATTGCCAATTGGCTGACAATGCTTTTTTCATAATCATGGCGTATATGTCATTGTCAAGTTTGAATATGAGCGGTTGTGCTCTAGCGCCTGCGGGCATAACCTCTAGTTTTTCGTTGTTTGTCATTAAGCCGATAATTTTATTTACCGGCAACTTTTTCGGTAGCGAGTTATCAAAGTAATAAAGATTTTTAGTAGTCGCAACAACGGCCCCTTGTCCTAGTCCTTTGCTTACTCGTTCTGTTACAGAACGTCCGGCTATTCGTCCTACTCTAAACGTCAATCCCTTCGCTAGGTGTATACCTACGCCGCGGCTTCCAGCTTGGTAACGCCGCTCATTTTCATAAGTATTCCCAGACCAATACTCAGCTAAGTACACGACTCGTTCATTTTTTTGAAAAGAAATAGGTACAGCTTTAGCAAACATATTGCTCCACTCTAAAGGTGGCGTTTCCCCTTTATTAATGAAATACAGTGCTACATGTGCACGCATAACGTCGTACGGATCGTAGTTAAGCTTGGCTCCTAAATCTTGTAACTCGCTAATTTTAGAAACCACCATTTGGTAAGTCTCAAATGGATTATCTGAGGTTTTAACTTGATTTACTAATTCTTCAGCTCTTTCCGTAGCGTAAGAGTTTTCCGGAACGCCACTATCTGATGAAGGTTGCATTACTGGCGCTGGCGCCGGCATGTCTTGTTTTTGTTTTCTATTTTTTCGCCAATAGCGGAAACAAACGATAGTAATAATAGCAGCGCCCATTGCTGCTATAAATAATGGTGGGCCTTCTTCTTTTCCTGCGTTAGATATGAAAATGCCAGTGTAGATAAACGTCAAAACTACAAACCAACAAAACAGTACAGCCACATGAAGTAGCTTATAAAACAATGTTTTCATGCTTCCTCCAAGTTTTAAATGTCAATGACTTTTAGGCTTTTTATAACTCGGCCCAAGACCCTTATTTCAATGTCTGAATCAAGGCTCACTTCGATGTCTTTATATGCTTTATTTGTCGAAAGCAAGGCGATTTTCTTACCTATTAACTTTTGAACGCGCTTGATATAAGCCTCTCCGTCAACGACTAACAGATAAATGCCGTCGCGAAGTGTTTCTCTATCCGTTACGTCAATAAATACAGCGTCTCCGTCCCTAATTTCAGGCTCCATAGAATCCCCTAGAGCAGTGATGATTTTGATGTCCCTAGGGTTATAGAACGAGAAATTTTTATTAAACCAAGCAGGTGTAACCTCAAGCGTTCTAATTTCCGGAAAATCCTCAAAGTTCATAACACCAAAACCGCATGAGCCGGAGTAATCGACCTGCTGAATAGAAACCATATTAGAGTCCGGCTGAGCTTTTTCGTTCATTGTGCCGATCCCCTTCATTAACCATTCGGGAGTTATCTCAAGGTATGCGCAAACGTCGAAAACGTCATCAAATTTTGGTTTTGATACGGCTCCATCCAGCCATTTTTTGATCCCCGCCGGTGTGATACCTGTAGCGCGAGAAATATCAGTCTGCGATTTACCTCTAGCTAACATCGCCTCTCTCAAGCGCTCATTCCACTGTTTCGAAGAATCGTTGCCATACATAACTTCCTCCTTATCTTTGAGAATAATTTAACCTAGGTTAAATCAAAAGTGTTTTACTTAGGTAAAAATATAGGTTAATATAAAGACGTATATTTTTAACCTAAGTAAACAAATGAAAAGGATTGAACAACAGGTTTTTGACGAACTTATGAAAGAGTTCAAGAAGAAAACCGTTATAGCCTCTAAGTTCGGATTAAGTCCTGCGGCTATTACCAAGTGGTCAAAGGTTGGCGTACCGAAAGTACGCATGCCGTATTTCCGCCTCGCGTTTCCGCATTTCAAAGTTTGGAAAAACCTTCATTAAGGAGGCGTAATCATGGCGATCTATAGAAAAATCGACTGCCGAATCAGCAACGACAAGAAGTTTCGTGAATTAAGCGTCGAAGGAAAATTAGCTTGGTACACGATACTAAGCCGCCGAGACCTTGCGCCTATCGGAGCTTTTAAGGCGTCGTTTGAGTCGCTGGCTATCGAGCAAAGAGGTAATGAATATTTGAATGAAGGGTTACAGAAAGACTTACCGAAAGCCTTTAGAGAAGTCTTTATTCAAGCCTTAAATGAACTCTTATCAAAGGGTTTAATTAAGTACGATTCAGAGTCTTTTTTGATCTACGTACCTAACTTTTTAAAGTACAACTTTCCGGAAAATCCGAATGTTGTTAAGTCGTGGAATAGCGCTTTAGATTCGTTACCTGAGTGCGATTTAACTAATCACGTTCTCGCGAAATCTTCGGAAATTATTCTTAATTCTCAACGGGATAGCTTTATTAAAGCGTTACCGAAAGAGTTTGTCGAAGCGTATCAGAAAGGCTTTGCGAAAGACTTGCCGAAAGGCTTTACTAAAGACTTCGGAAAGGGTATGCCAAAACAAGAACAAGAACAAGAACAAGAACAAGATATATATACGCACACCGAAGCTAAAGACGAAAAGACTCAGTTAGCGACTGACTCGCAGGGTCGAACTATTAATGACCTTGAATATGGAGAAGTCGTACCCGAAGAATTACTCAGCGATTACGCGACGGCACGCATTAACAGCTATTTGACCGAAAAAAAATCTGAGGAAAAGCTACCGGCGCCGGAACAAACCGAGGTCGTAGAAACCGCACCAACTCTTTCCAAACAGGAAACAGTTGAAAAACCTCATTCCCGTGGGGTGGCTACTAAAACGCAAACTAGCGTAGTAAAGCCTGACGACGTGAGCGCGGAATTATGGGCTGACTTTTTAAAACATAGAAAACAAAAGAAGGCGCCGGTGACTGATCGCGTTCTCTCGTTAATTCGTAACGAGGCAAAAAACGCAGGATGGACGTTAGAAGAAGCGTTGAATGAGGTCATTCTTCGTAACTGGATAGGCTTTAAAGCTGAATGGGTTGAAGCTAAAGACCCTAACGCGGTGTGGGTGAAAGCTGAGGATTATCAGCCGGAGCTTCCGCCAGTCGAATACGCTCCGAGCGCTCGCGAATGTTTCGACAAAATTATGGCGAAATCTACGTATGCGTATGACATCAAAGACCTGTCACAGCTCGAAAGAGTCGTTAAGAAGGAGGCTAAATGATGTTTTCAGCTGCCGCGATGGTACGCGATAACGAGGGGCGTACGTTTTACGAATATCCCGAGGCGTTCACGACTTCACAGCTCGTCTTTTTTCCTGTCCTTACCGAGGAAGAATTAAAGCTCTATCAGGCTGACGCGGTAGTAAACGAGGGTATCGAAGAATTGCCTGAGCGTCGTCCACATGTGCCGACTGTGCTTTTTTCATTCTCTGACGACCCTATGAAGCTCAAGGCTCATTTTATCGAGGGGAAAAACGTACTTATCGACTTTCTCGACGTAGACGATACACCGCAACTTCGCGAAACGTTGACGCGCTGGATGCGTGCAATACCTGTACTTAGACCTCAATCGTTAGTCGTTACGGTCATGTTCAAAAACAGACAACTAATTGCTTGGAAATATGATGATGTCAACAAAAAATATTACAGATTTGCCTGATTCGCCTGAGTTTTGGGCCGACCCTCTAGGCGGCCAGCAGATTACAACCTCTCTCGCTGAATACACTGAGTTGGCGAGTCGTCCGGAGGAATTTTACGTAACGAAAGACATTCAAGAATTTCGTAACGATTTTCAGGTCTATCTCGACGAAAAGAAACACCACGTAGCTAAGTACGTACTGCCATTTAAACAAACGACACTCGACGGAAAAGAAAAAGCTATCGACTTCGAGTTTCGTCCGGGCGAGTTGACTGTCTTAGCTGGCGAAAACGGCTCAGGTAAATCGTTGTTACTCGGACAGATCGGATTACATCTACTGGCGGCTGGAGCATCGCTTTACATCGCTTCATTCGAAATGGCGCCGGTTAAAACCATCGAGCGAATGCTTACGCAAGTCGTTTGCTCTCGTGATAAACGCGTTATCGAAGAAAACGATATCAATCTCTTTTTCAACGAATACGCTACGCGCCTGCATATTTGCGACTTACAGAGAAAAGTAGACCCGGACGAATTAATTCGATTACTCGAAGCAGCAGTCAAGTATTACAAGTCCGACATCCTCTTTGTTGACTCGTTAATGATGTGCGTTCGTGACGACATCGATAAAGAAGAAACTGATTACGTCATGGGTCAGCTCGTTGATTTCGCACGCGCTAATAGCGTTCATATCGTTGTAGTCGCTCATTGTCGTAAGCGTTCGGATTCAAGCTCTAAATCGTTCAACGTATTCGACGCCGCTACGAAAGACTCGATTAAAGGCTCGTCAAACATTACAAACATCGCCTGTAACGTTTTCGTACTCGCTCGCGATTACTCGAAAGTTCAGAAACGAGCAGAGGGAAAAGATGTAGACGACAGTAAGCCGGATTTCGTACTCAATCTCTGCAAACAACGCCACGGCGGATATGAAGGTTTTATCAAGCTATGGCGCGATAACGCGTCGCTCAATTTCTGTACTTCGATGTTACGTATCCCCGTTCGTCCAGCGCTAACAAAAGACATTCCGGCGCCGGACGAAGAAAAAGTAATCGAACCGTATTTCTAGGAGAAAGCATGACATTTGAATCTTACGTACTTCTAACGCTTTTAGTCGCTCCGGTCGTGTTAGTTAACGCGTACGTACTAATACGCCTAGCAGTCGTGATGATGTCTGAATAGGGGTGATTTCAATGATTATTAACCTACAAAAATTCTCTGAGTTGCTAGCGTTTATGGGCGGATTGGCTTGTTTTACTGAATTTTTCTTTGACACCGTAAGGCATGGTAATCGTACAGAAAGAATCGTACTAGGCGTGTGCATTCTGTTTTCTCTTTTTAGCTCGTTCGTTATCGAGGGGTGAGTAATGTTTCGATGGTTTTATAAATTCTTTTTTATGCTGGGTATGTACGGTGGCTTGATTTCGTTCTGTGAAACGTTAGACATCGCAACAAATCGAACGCCTAAAACGTTTGACGAATGGGATATGTACTTAGCAATCGGAGTCGCATTTTCATCTGCGTTTTTCAACTGGAGGCGGTTTTTATGACTGGCGGTTGCTGTCTCTATTGCGCTCATGCCGCTTCGTATTGGATTGACGGTGCCGGTAATAAACGCGTCCCGCCTGTTAAATCGTTCGGAGATATGAATATCTATTGTTTACACGAATCTCGCGCACCGGGCGAGTGCTATCCGATTAGTTTCGCACGCTGTACACGTTTCAAACGTGCGCAAGACGATCAAATTCAACGCAGACGCGCATTTTATTCGCAGTTTGATCGTTGGCACGCTCACGCGCAAATGATCGCACAGCGACGCTAAAAACCGCATTACCGAGGAGATTAAAAACATGAGCTTCGAAAACGATCGCTTCGTTAAAAGTATGGGTTTATCAGACTACGGCTTTGAAGTCGTACGCCTAGCGTCATTGAATAAAACACCTAGAGAAATTGAGGAAATTTTAGGGCTGGAGGATTACACGATTCATAAGAATTTTCACGCGTATCTGATGATGGGTTATCAGCAGTACTTCGAAACGCATGAATGGAAAGAAAACATCACTTGGCGACGCATGGCGTTCATGGGCCGATTAAAACGAAGATTAAATAGCGTAATCAGAGGAAAAAATGAACAAATATTTGCAAGCTAAAGGTCGTTTACGCGCTGGCGAAATGAATAAAACGGAAATCGCGTTTGCAGCCATGCTCGAAACTCGTAAACAAAGCGGCGAAATCGTCGATTATTGGTTTGAAGCGGTCTCGTTCAAAATCGCCGATAACCAGTGCCGCTATACGCCTGATTTTCTCGTACTGCTTAATGACATGTCGTTAGTAGTTTTCGAGGTTAAGGGCTCGTTCCGAATCATCGCAGACGACGCAAAAGTTAAATGCAAGGTTTTCAGCTCTAAATACCCGCTACAGCTCTACATAGTTGCGCCTAGACCTAAAAAAGCCGGCGCCGGCTGGGAATGTCTCAGCTACACAGACGAAAAACCGCCTATCAATCTCAACTAACAATAATCAGGAGGGTTAATGGACGATAAAGAAAAACAGTTAATCGCAGATTTACGACCGCGCCTAGATAACTGGCGCCGAGCATATCGCGATAAAGTTATTAAAAATATTTCGATTACGTACGCAGTTCAAAAGGCGCTAGCGTTGACGCGTGATAAAACGGATTTTTCCGAGGATTACACGGGGCCAGAGGATAGATCAGACGACTACGGAATCGAGATAGATCAGAAAGACGCTGACTTACTAAACACCGTATGGCAATACATGAGCACGCCGGATACCGAAATGCTCACTATCGGCACGCACGGGCTAAACGTGCGTACAGCTAAGCTAATCGTCTTGCTCTACGTATTCGGCTCGGGAAACTCTCTCAACCGTGCCGGACGTAAAATTTGGCGCATAAAACAGCGTGAATTAGATCATTGGACGACTGACGCACTTACATTCTTCGCCATGCGTATTCGTGTTTACACCATCTATTGCACAAATAAAAAATAACGTGTAGTGTCGTACGTGACAATTTAAAGCCTGTGTTAATCAGGCGGCCGACTTGCCTTAATTAGAGACGTTTCCTTGCGGAGGCGCCGCCGTGCTTGAAAGAGAACGGCAAAGAAGGCGATTCAGCTTAAAAGAATTCGACCGCTCGCTTTTATGAGTAACTCCAACTTCTCATGATTTCGCGAGCGGTTTTTCGTTTCACGGTAACCAATATACAAACACTGTCATAGAGCCATAATGGGGAGTCCTAATCATTAACCGTAAACGAAAGCTGTCCTACCTTGTATATGTAGAACGGCACCTCTTAAGCCTCTCGGCGGGCTTCGTTCACCGAGCCAGTTAACTCGGTTGTACGAAATCAACGTACAACTTATTTATAAGGATTAAGCTCAAGGCTGAGATAGTATCCGAGCGCTTTAAATGCCTCGTAATACATATCGAAGCTAACAGGGCCGCTTCCATCGACAAGGCGTTGTGCCTGCTGTCTAGACATATCGAGAAGGCGTGCAAGTTCAGATGTGCTCATGTGTTTTTCTCTGAGCAGATTCCATAAACGAATACGCGCCTCGAGTTTCAGCGGCACAACTAAGATACCGTCGTGATCTTTAGGCGCAGACGGTTCGGGAATTGGCTTCCGCTGCTTGCGGAATGTTTCTTCGATAAAGTTTTCGACCTTATCGGAAAGAATATCTAAAGCTCGCTCAAGCGAATCAGCTTCGCAAGTTAAGCCAAGATCACGAACGCTAAAAACGTTGTGTTTGATTTCAGAAACCGGATAAAACATTTAAAATGCTCCTTTGGTGAGTATGTGGATTTCCCCCTCTTTCGAGGGGGACGGTAGTTAGTCTCTAACTAGCAAGATCAGGTTAATTGTGATTTCCTTTACTTTCCACTTAACCTTGATTTCACGAATCAATCGGTTTCTTAAATCCACATTTCTCACCTCCTTTCATGTTTAACTACCATGTTTATAATTATACAGAAAAAGTATAATTTGTCAACAATTTCAGATTAAAAATATAAAAATGGCCACTTCAACAAAAAACAAAGTCGGCCGTCCAGTGAAGTATTCTCAAGAATTAGCCGACAAAATTATCGATTTAATTCTCGAAGGGAAATCGGAGCGCAAGATCGGCGCGATGAAAGGCATGCCTTCGAGACGAACGATAATTCGCTGGAAAGAAGAAAACGAAGAATTTTGTCACCGTTCCGCGCAAGCACGAAAAGAAAGCTCTTGGCTTTTTGACGCGCTCGGCTGGGAACAAGTCGAGAGATTAAATCGCATAGCTGATCGCTGTATAAGAACTGGCGCTGACTTGCCGAAGGGTTACGTAGAAGCAAAGAAAATCGTAATTCAGGAATGCGCTAGACAAGCCGCCATGCGTAACGATGAAAATTTTGGCGATAGAAAGAAGGTTGCAGTAACCGGCGCCGATGGAGGCGCTGTAAAGGTTGAAAGCAAACAGGAATACGACTTATCGAAATTAAGCGTAAGTCAGCTAGAGGCGCTGGAGGCTATTTTGCATGATTCGGACACTTCCAAGCCTAGCGGAGATACGACTATGGAAAGCTCGTAAGTCTCTCGCTTACTTCACCACGTACACGAAGCCTGATTACTTGATGGGCTGGGTTCATCGTGAGATATGCGCAGAGCTTGATGATTTTTTACAAGCTGTAGCTGATAAGAAATCGCCACGACTGATTATTACGATGCCACCGCGTTCAGGCAAATCCGAGCTAGTTTCGCGTCGGTTTCCTGCGTACGCGTTAGGTCGAAATCCTGACTTGAGCATTATCGCTACATCATATTCCGCCGATTTATCTCAGCGTTTTAATCGTGATGTCCAGCGTGTGATAGACGATGAACCGTACTATGCTTTGTTCCCGAATACGAAACTTAACGGGTCGAGAGTAAAGACAGACAGTAGAGGCGCCTACATTCGCACGTCTGATTTATTCGAGGTCGTAGGACATGTTGGTTCATACCGTTCATGTGGTGTAGGTGGTGGTATTACGGGTCAGGGCGCAGACATTTTAATTATCGACGACCCGATTAAAGATCGTGCTGACGCTAACAGTTCAACGATTAGACAATCTATTTGGGATTGGTACACATCTACAGCGTATACACGTTTATCGCCCGGTGGCGGCGTTATCGTCATGGCTACGCGCTGGCACGTTGACGACCTGATCGGACGATTGATTAACGCGATGAACGCAGACAGCGAAGCCGATCAGTTCAAAATCGTGAATTATCCGGCTATCGCAGAGCATGATGAATTACATCGTAAAACAGGCGAAGCGTTACATCCTGAGCGCTACAACCTCAAGCAACTAACGCAGATTAAAAACACGGTCGGTTCTCGCGATTGGAATGCGTTGTATCAGCAGCACCCGATTATCGAAGGCGGCGGTCTCATTCGTACCGAATGGTTTAAACGTTATCGCATACCGCCGAAACTGAGCTATCGAATTATCGCGTCCGATACAGCATTAAAAACACGCGAGTACAACGACTACAGTGTGTTCGGCATAGCAGGTTTAGGTGAGGATGGGAATCTTTACATCCTTGACATTCTGCGCGGCAAGTGGGAATCGCCGGACTTACTCAAACGAGCGTCAGACTTTTGGAATAAACACGTAACGTTAGATAGCTCAAAGATACGAGGTTTTTACATTGAGGATAAAGCTAGCGGTACGGGACTCGTTCAAACGTTACAGCGAAGCCGTGATCCGGTTATTCCTGTCTTACCAGTTGAACGAACGATAGACAAGTTAACGCGTTATCAAGACGTTTTACCGTTTATCGAATCAGGTCGCGTATATATCCCTGAGTCCGCTCCGTGGGTTAACGATTTCTTGCGCGAATGCGAGGAAATTCAACCAGACATGAAACATCGACATGATGACCAAATCGACGTACTCGCAGACCTCATAAATCTGACGTTGCAGAAAAACTCTAATTTCTCATGGCAAAGAATCTTCAACTAAAAAACGCAGGACGTACGAAACACGACAGCGCGACCGCTTACGTAAGCTCTGTATGCACAGGCGAGCTGATTACGAACGTCGCAAACGAAATAAGTTTTTCGTTACCGGACGAATTTAAAGGTCGTCTATTTTCGTCGAACTGGGTAGCGCGTCGTATGGCTGAGTCAATCGCAAGCGATATGACATCGAAGGGCGTTAACTGGCGCCTTGACGCTGATACGAGCGCTTTCTTAGAGAAAGAGTTCCGTAGGCTTAACGTATGGCGGCTATTGACTGACGCTATTACGTATGCGCGAGTGTACGGCGGCTCTCTCGTAATGATCGATATGGGCGACGGGGCGCCGGAAAGCGTTTTAAACCCTAACGGTACGTTGCTCGGTTTTCGCGTATTCGATAAAGCCGAAATCACGCCGAGCACGATCGTAAAAAATTATGGCGCCGAGGCTGGATTACCTGTCAAATACAGCATTCAACCAGCCTACGGCACGTTGTCGACTTTCGACGCTGACGCAAGCCGCGTTATTCGCTTCGACGGAATACGTTCAACGCATCGAAAATTAAACGTAAATCAGGGCTGGGGTGAGTCAGTTTATGACGTGGCTAACTCAGCAGTCAGCGCATACGGAGCCTCGTTAGATAGCTGTCTCGAATTGCTCAAGCGCTGCTACATTCGCTACTTAGGTATCGAGAATTTTTGGCAAGGCTTGCAAGACGACGAACGCGCTTCTTTCATGGGCCGTGCTGTAAAGATGATTAACGACGTTCAAAATAACTCGTCGTTAACCGTTTCTGACAACAAAGATACGTTTCAGTCTCAGAGTTACTCGTTCGGCGGTATTCGTGACGTGCTGATCACGTTCTCAGAACAAATCGCCGGCGCCGCAGAAATTCCGCTTGTCAAACTTTTCGGCATGTCGCCCGCTGGATTTTCGACCGGAGACGCTGATCTAGCGAATTATTACGATACCGTCTCGCGCCTGCAAGAGGATAAATTACGCGAACCGATTTCAAGAATAGCGTCGTTAATCCTCACCAGCTCAGGCCGCGAAGTAGGCGAGATTGACTTCGACTTCGTGCCGCTGAAACAAGAAACTACGAGCGAACGTATTACTAACGCTCAGAACGCTGTTAATACGATTCTCAGCGTCCAAGCAGCAGGACTAATTTCAGATAAGCGAGCACTCGAAGAAATCGCCGCGTTATCCGAAAAGACGGGTATTTTCTCAACGGTTACGCCGCAAGACATTGAGGCGCTTAATGAAGTAGAGCCGCCGCCGATTCCTAACGAAGAAGGGCAATACGTTAACGCTGGCCTGCCTAACATCGGTAAGGCCGTTGACCCTAACGAAAAGCCTAATTTCGGAGCGTTTCACTTAAATTAAATGGCAACGTTTAACCACGAAAAAACGTATCGAGCGCGGGTATGGCGTTATTACCGTCAAGTCGCTCGTAACATTCAGGCGATTATTAACATGAACCTGAACGCAGACGGGACGATTAAAGACTTCGGAATTCTGCAATCTCAGCTCGATAATTACGCGAATGCGTTACCGGCGCCTACTGCATCGCTTTGGTCAAAGATCATTAGCAATAACGCTGTACTGCTTGCGAGAGAGTTTAAGAAGGCGGCTGGTCTACGTATTGATACGCAGTCGCCGCAGATGATCGCGCTCGTTAATAAGCTCGTACAGGAAAAGGTAGACGTAATTAAAACGTTACCGAACAACGCGGCGTTAGAAGCTCAGAAGCTCAGCGCTCAGATAGCGCTCGAGACTGGTGCAAGACACGAATCGTTAGTCGCGAAAATTCAAGGTCTAACGCCTAATTATCCTGAGTACGCCGCTCGACGTATCGCACGCACCGAAGTAGCGCGCACTCAATCGACGCTCGTACAGGCTCAGGCTCAAAGCGTAGGTATCGATCAATACGTTTGGCACACCGTCGAAGATGAATCCGTACGAGCTTCGCATCAGGCGATGGACGGTAAAGTTTGCTCGTTCTCAAATCCGCCTGAAGTTGAACCCGGTAAATACTATAACCCCGGGGGTACTTACAACTGTAGATGTTTTGCTGTACCCCTCCTGCCTAATAACGCTTAGGAGTCTAAATGTATGACTTGAGCTATCCAATTTCACCGAATAAAGCCCTCACAAAAGAGGGCTTTTTAGTTTGTCGTAACGCTGTCATCGCGTCGATTTGCACACGTGAATATTTGCATGACGAACTAGATCAAGTTAAGCCGAACGCGGACGGAAAAGTATTCCTAATTCGTCCGAGTGACGTTTTGTTTTCCGACGATACGATAAATTCGTTCGAAGGTAAGCCAGTTACGCTAGGACATCCGGACGTGCCTAACGTTACCGGAGAAAACTGGAAACAATTCGCAGTAGGTACCGTATCGCACGTAAGGCAAGGAACCGAATCTACAGCGGGCTGTCTAGTCGCTGACATCATCATTTTCGACCCGAAGGCGATTGAAGAAGTCGTGAACGGTAAAGCTACAGAGCTTTCGTGCGGTTTCGATTCAAACGTGATCGATCAAGGCGGCGGTATCGGCGTCGAAACAAATTTCATAGGTAATCACGTTGCCCTCGTCCCGCTCGGACGCGGTGGCGGAACGTGTTCTCTAAAAGATTCTGCAATCACTAAATCAAAGGATAAAAGAATGGCCTTTTTTAATAAAAAAGATGAAGCACCTGACGTTAATGTTCAGATTCTTCAACAGCTTCAGGCGTTGACCGAACGAATCGCCGCTATCGAAAAATCTGCGCAAGTTCAATCTCCGGCGCCGGCTACTAACGCTGATGAAGCTAAACAGCCTGAGACAAACGAAGCTCAGACTCAGACGCCAGCACCGGAAAACAAAGCCGCAGAAAATCCGGCGCCAGCTACCGAAGAAAAGAAAGTTGACGACGATATGCCGCCAGTCGCTCCTAATCCGCTCGCTGGCATTGACCCTGCTGTACTCGGAGCCGCTATCCTGCAAGCGTTGACTGACGCTAAAGCAGACAAGAAAGCCGACGAAAAAGCTGATGAATGCAAGAAAGAAGAAGCGAAGAAAGACGCTAAGCCCGAAACCAAGTTAGACGCCGCGATGATTCGCGACGCCGCAGATATTGCCCCTTCGTTAGCGCCTACGACGCCTAATCTGCCGTATGCCGCAATTCTTGAGTTTGCGAAATCTCAGCAGGGCAAATCTTTTGTCGATTCTTTCGGCGACCTGTCTAAATGTGATCATGCGATGGTTTTACGCGCCTGCGCAAATTTCAAGCGCTCTATGACTCAGGCGACGCTCGCAACAGTTAAACACGATGAAGCGCCGAAGAAAGCGAAATCGTTTGTCGAGCAAAGCGCCGAACTTTGGAATAAAGCGAAATAAGTTTTAATCGGAGATAAAAATGCAGACTGGATACATTGAACAAAACATGATCGCGGGTTTTGTAACTCGCGGTGGCGCGGACATTAGGTCCATTACGGCAACCGCCGCTATTGACGCCGGATTGCCTGTTAAACAGGATTCTGACGGTAACGCCGCGTTGCTCGAAACAACCGACGGCCTCGACGCGATGATCGGCGTTGTCGTGCGTTATCACGACGGTTGGACGTTGCAGGTGTTTCCTCAGGAAATCGGTGTACTTAGCACTGGTTACATTCAGGTGCCTGCTGCCGCGTCCATTACGCCTAAACGAAATCAGGCCGTCTATTACGACGCGACAAACAAAGTCTTTACGACTGACAACACGAAAGTACCGATTCGCGCAGTTTTCGCCGCTAATGGAATTGCTGACGGATGCGCTGAAATTCAGGTAACTCAGCAGGTCGTGATTCCTGTTAAAGCTACAGGTTCTTAATCAAACATCATTTTTCTTAACTAACTAAGCCTCGTTCGTTTACTCGAACGGGGCTTTTTTTTATGGACAAATAAAATGGCAATTTCAGCAGATCAAGTAAAAGCGCTGTGGAATTCTCGACTTGCTCAGCTTGAGCCGGAAATCATCCGCCCGCTTACGAACTACTATTTCACTCGCGATATTCCTATCGTCGAAGACCTCGATAAAGTCTCTAACGTCGTCGCTCTGAGAAACATCAAGGGTATCGGTCAGGGCACTAAAGACGCAAAAGGGATGTCTTGGCTTGGAAAGGGTGCAAATGACCTTCGTGGCGTTGATTACGAACTGAACGCTACTGCCGTAGCCGTTTATACTGCTGGCCGCGAAATCTCCGTTACTTCAATGGAGCTTGAGGCCGCTCAGAAAGCTGAGGATATTAACGTTAACGCCGAGCAGGTTGAACTCGTTAACGATAAATTCCTGCAAGAAGCGCATCAGGTCGGTTACCTTGGCGATAGCGGTTTAGGTTTCAAGGGCTTCTTGAATAACACTTCTATCAAGAAGGGAACGACTACAGGCGCTCTCGCTGAAACCTCTCCGACATGGGACGGTATGGCGAAGGCTATTGATGACTACTTCAATCAGGCATATCAGGCTACTAACGGCGTCATCATGCCAAACACTATGCTCCTTACGCCTGCTCAGTACGTCAAGCTCTTTAGCATGAAGGCTCCCGACGACCGTCACTTCTCTATGATCGATTACATCGAGAAGGAATCTCTCGGACGTAAGGTTGCAGGTTCTATGACGGTTAATCAGGTCAAAGAATTGACTTCTCTAGGAACCTCTTCTAAAGACCGTATGGTTCTGTATACGAAGGACAAAAATTATGTTCGCTACCATATTCGCCCGGTATGGCGTGAAAAGACCTACGATAAAGGTCTCGACTACTGCGCCGCTTACTTGTGGCGCTTGGCTGAAGTTCAGTTCCGCCGCCCTGAGACCGTGATGTACTTCGACGGTATCTAATCCTCGCAAATTAGCGAGGTTTTTTTATGCCTGCTGGTTTACGCCAGCGGGCGTAATCACGTTAAAAACAAAATGACTTACGACGATTTTTTAAAGATTTTTCCTGAGTTTTCTGAGTTTCCGAAAGCTCGCGTAGAGTTTTATTTAGACGAAGCGGACAACCAGATTAGCGAGAATCGCTTCGGGAAATCTACGGAATTTGGGAAAGCTCTTTTTACAGCGCATTACTTAGCGTCTCTCGATAACGGTCAACGTACCGGCGCCGGTGGCGTAGTTTCAGGCGGTAACGTTAGCAGTGGAGCTCATGGCGCAGTAGCCTCTAAAACGGTCGGTTCCGTCTCTGTTTCTTACGATACTGCGTCCACGTCGTTCGCTGACGCTGGCTATTGGAATTCGACGCCTTACGGCAAACAGTTTTTTGACCTTTTAAAACGCTATCGGCGTATGCCGTTCGCAGTTACAGGACGCGCATCATGGCCCTAACGATGAAAGTAGAAGGCGCCGATGCGCTCAAGTCAGACATCTTTCACTTAAAGAAACGTTTTGAGCGTTTTAATAAACAAGGCGTTTCGATTGGCTATATAGAAGCGAAAAGTTTAAGACGTAAGGACTCGCCTGTAACTAACCTAAAAATCGCAACGTGGCAAACGTACGGAACGCATACGATACCGCCTAGACCGTATCTAAAACCAGCGTTACTAACGAACGAAAAACGGATACACGAAATTCTCGAGCAGGCGTTAGTCGACGAAGGATTGAGCGGTAAAACCGGCGCCGTAAACAAAGCGCTGAACGTCGTTGGTATGCTCGTTCGCGATACGGCCAAACAAAATATCGTCGATCAACGAAACTTCGTGCCGTTGGCGCCGGCAACAATCGCGGCCCGTAAACGTCAGGACTTCAAAGGTACGAAAGCACTTATTCGCACTGGCGCGCTTCTTAACGCTATTCAATACGTCGTAGATAAAAAATGATTGATGTCTCAGAAATCGTTAGAGACCCTGATTTCACGGTCTCATGCGTACTCATTCGTCAGCAGGCTAAACCGCTCGGAAACGGACGCGACGAAATTACGAAAATCCGTAAGTCGATACAGGCGGTTCTACAGCCGTTAACGGATGCGCAGTTAGTAAATATCGTCTATGCCGACGGCTCGCCGGTTACATGCGGCCTCACGTACTACGGCGTTGAACGCGTATCGCTCGCAGATGACGGCTTTATTAACGATCAAATCGAATTTAACGGCGTGCTGTACGACGTTATGTCTATCGCCGATTACAACCCAAACGGCGCCTATTACCAAGCCACATTAGCTAGGAGCAAACAAGTATGAGTTACGTAGACTCTACGCAATCCGGCGTGCTCGCAAGCACTGCTACATACGTTTATTCAAAGGAATTCGACGACAAATTTCAGACGTGGTTAGCTAACGCGCTCGGATGTTTTCCGATCCACGTCAAACCTATGTTTCGAGAATTTGAAACAGCGATTAGTACGAATGTTCTAAACGTATTTTTCGAGTTCTATCAAATTGAATTCATCGGTGAACCGTATACCAGCGAAGAGACCGACGACTATCTAACGCAAATGTACGAAGGTACAGCACATTGTCGCGTTAAATTGATCGGAGAAAACAGCCGCGAGAAGGCGTTTTTACTGCACGACCTAATTCATTTGTCTCAAAACGTTGACGCCTTGAAAAAATTCGGCCTCAGCATTAACGAAGCTCAGATTATTGAGATTGACCGATTAGCTGAGGGCCACGCTCAAACGCCAATGAGCACAGTCGATCTAACGCTCGATTATTCGTATGAGCGCAGGTGGGCGATTAAATCTCTAGTTTCAGCTCCTACCCGTATTCAAAACTCCTAAGGAGGATTTTTAAAATGGCACTTTCTTTAAACAATATCGTTAATGTCGATATGGTGTTTAGTCCGAAGGCCGCTCAGACTCGCGGATTCGGAATTCTTTGTATCCTCGGAGATACAAAAAACGTTATCACTGCTGGAGAGGGTTATCGCACGTATACAAGCTCTGATGACGTTGCTACCGATTTCGGCGATGACGCTCCGGAAACGCTAGCAGCGATGGCGTATTTTTCTCAGTCTCCGAAACCGCAAACTTTGATTATCGCTGAGCCGTGGGACTCTACAACCGATACCGCTATCAGTACACACGTTTCTAAGTTATTCGCTGATTACGGGAGAAACTTCTACGGCTTTATTACAGCTACCAGCGCTACAGTCTCAGACGACGAAATTCTTAAAATCGCTCAGATCGTTGAATCGTCCGCAGATTCACATATTTACGGTATTACGCTCACAGATTTGACGTGTGCTAATTCTGTCTATACTGACGAATCTACAGACCTGCCGTCTAAGCTCAAACGCGGCCAATTTACGCGCACTATCGTATTCGCCTCTGAATACGATGCTAACGATTCCGCTTACAGACTGAATAAATATCTCGTTGCGTCGGCGTTAGGTCGTATGTTTAGCGTTAATTTCAGCGGTTCGATGACAACGATCACGCTGAAATTCAAGCAAGCTCCTAGCCTCCAGCCGACTAATTTAACTCAGTCTCAGGATACGAATCTCTCGGCACGTAACGTTAATAAATATGCGATTTTCTCGAATGACACCTACATTATCGAAGAGGGTGTCATGTCGTCCGGTATGTGGGCGGATGAACGTCATGGCTCTGACTGGTTGCAGGATTTAATTCAGACTACCGTTTACAACGTTCTCTATCAGTCCAAAACGAAAATTCCGCAAACGGATGACGGCGTGGCCCGCCTCATGGCGGCAGTTGCTAACGCTATCGATCAGGCTGTCATCAATGGATTTGTGGCGCCGGGCGTGTGGAATAGTGACCCGTTCGGAGACCTTGAATCCGGCGCCTACCTCGAAAAAGGATATTACCTGTACGCACCGTCTGTTAACGATCAGTTGCAGAACGAACGCGAGGCTCGCAAGTCTCCGGTTATTCAGGCCGGTATCAAACTCGCTGGCGCTATTCATAGCGTGCCGATTATTGTCAATATCAATCGTTAATCAAGTCATTTTCTAAACAAGCCCTGCAACAAACGCAGGGCTTTTTTAATGGGAATTCAAAATGAAAAAACCGACATACAGCATCGCTCGAGCAAGCGCCGCATACGCTGTTTTTGGTGGCGTCTCGTTCGATTTGAAGCAGGGTTTGACCGATAACGGAATCACGATCAACTTAGACGAAGATTTCGGCGAACGTAATAAAGCTATCGACGGCTCAAGTATTTGGAGTGAATTCGAAACAAGCGCAGGTACGATCGTTCTTGAATATTTGCCTTCTTCTCCGTGTGTTCCGTTTTTTATAACTTTGCACGCTACTCAACGCGGCACTGGTTCTACCGGTTCGGACACTGTAACAGTTATTGACCGCGACATGAAACTCACGTTCACAGGCTCTCAAGTCGCTATCCAGTCAATTACCGGACACAACGTCAAAAAATCAAAAGGAGATTCCATCGTCGTAACGCTTAATTGCGGACAAATTACCTCTATCGGAGCTTAATCGAATGACTAAATATCAGGACATTACTGTTAACGGCGTTACCGTTCGTTTATATCGTTTGTCGGCTAAACAACAGCATGACATCGTTAATCAATATTTTTTCCCGATTACGACTCAGGCTAATGAACTGGTAAACGTAATTATTAAAAATCCGCAAAATCAAATCGCCATTGCTTCTGCTATCGCCGAGGCTGTGAATAAATTCATGCCGGCTAACAAACGCGACGAATTGATTTTCAAACATTTAATGCCGTCCGTTAAGGTCGTGGCGGCAGGGATGGAGATTGAATACTGCTCTCATAAGGGTGAAATTACGTGCGAAGAGCTGAACAACATTAAATCGTTGTACAAAATCACGTACGAAGCCCTTAAATACAACTTTGAAGATTTTTTTACAGACTGGCTCAACGAAAACAAGTTGAGCTAACGTCGCCCGAATGGCGTGATTCTGTACGCCTTTTAGATATTCCTGAATCCTTCCTAATGCGCCCCGTTCTACGGGGCTTTCTTTCTTTTGAGTCTCTTTTCGATTCGTCTGTGTCTTTAGGTGATTTAGTTCTTCTAAATGACGCTATCGACGCGAACGACGAAAACGAGAAACGCGTTTATCAGTATTACGAGCGTAAAAATGGCCGAAACTAAAAACGATGTAAATTTGAGAGTAGGCGCATTAGTCGATTTTGCGTCATTATCTGTCGCAGAAAAAGCAGTAGGCTCGTTTTCTGACAAAATCGTTAACTTAGCTAAATGGGCCGGCGCCGCTATTGCCGCCGGTTCCGTGGCTGTAGCTATCCAGCGTACAGCCGACAAATTTAACGATCTCGGCGATGTCGTCTCTCGCGTTGGTAACGCTACCGTAAAAGAGTTAGATCGGCTCGGGTATGTGGCTGAACTTACAGGCTCAGACGCAAATACAGCTACAGCCTCGTTTGAAAACCTCTCTCGAACGATAGGCGAGGCGGCTCAGGGTATCGGACGCGGCGCATTAGTCTTTGAAAAACTCGGCTTATCTGCGAAAGATGCGCAAGGTAACGTCAAAACAACGACTCAAGTTTTAGACGAAATCAAAGTCAAAATTAAAGACCTGAGTAAAGCGGAGCAATCTGCGTACATTCAGCGTCTCGGACTTGATCGTTCGATGATCGGAATGCTCACGTCTGATACGACTGAGATTATCGATCAATACAACAAACGTACCGAGGCTCTCGGAATAAATGTAGACGAAGCAGCAGAGCTAGGCGCTAAATACAACGACGCTATTAAAGTTACTAAGCGCGGTTTTGACGACATCATTACCGCGTTTGTTTTACGTGTCCTACCGTCCATCACGACAGCGATAGAACGCGTTTCTAAGCTAATCGATGAAAACGCAGGACTAATTAAAAGCTACGTTGATCCTATCGCCGCCGCTGTATCAATCGGCGCCGACCTTGTTACCGGTTTTATAACCGGAGTCGGAAAACTATTTAAAGTTCTAGGAAAATGGCCTGTTTACATCGGCGCTGTAACTGTCGCATGGAAACTATTAAACGCTGTATTTAAAGCGTCTCCGATTGGACGCATTATTACTCTCGTCATGGGATTAGTAACTGCGATAGGTTTGCTAATCGATGATTACGAGACGTGGAAAGAGGGCGGGAAATCGTTCTTTGACTGGTCAGCGGCTCAGGTGTGGTTTGACAACATGAGCCGAATTTTTGACGGTCTAAAAACAATCGTCGGTAATTTCTTTAGCGCTGACTGGTGGAAATCTAAGGCTGAAACAATCTCGAATGAGATGTCGTTATTAGGCGAAAGAATCAAAAACTTCTTATCTGATAGCTGGAATAACGCCATTACTGAGGCCTCTAACAAATGGGATGAGCTAAAAAATACCGTTTCTCAAAAAGCTCAAGGAGTTTACGACGGGATTATTTCTACATTCGTCGGTTTGAGCACGTGGTTTAGTGACCTGTGGAACTCTATCGGCGATGGAGCTATGAAAGCGCTTACCAATATCGGTAAGGCCTTTACGCAGTGGTGGAACGACCTTTTAGATTCGATTAAGAATTTCGGAAAAAAAGCCACTGAAAAGGTCGAGAATGCCGCTTCTGACGCATTAACTTCGACTATTGATTTCTTTAAAGGACTAAATCCTTTCGGCGGTAAAGACGAAAGTAAAACCGTATCCAGTCTACCGCCGTCAACGACTAACAATAATCAGCGCTCTAGCACCACGTATAACAACAACGCTCAGGTACATCAAACAATTACCGTCAGTAGCGTAAAAGAGGCTAAAGAAATCGCCAGCTCAACTAACCGAGCATATCTACAGCAAGGTGGCTAACAATGTCTTTCTTAGAAACGCAGGTACTAGGATTAGCCGGTACAGCAGTCGGAAAATTGCTTCAAATTAAACCTGCTCGGAGATTTGAGGCGTTTTCCGATTTTTGTTCTATTACTGAAACGCACAATATCGCTGTAACTGCAACCCAATACCCTATCGAGGATGGTACTCAGGGTACTGATCACATCGTTAGAGAGCCTAAAAACATTACATGGGATGTCATCTTTGGCGAACGCTCCGACCCGCAGGGAACGTATCAACGTTTACTTGATTTGATGTATAGCGGTGTACCGTTTACGGCAGTCACGGGACTAAGACGTTACGACAATATGCTTTTAGTCTCTGTAGCAGCTAATCAGGATGCGCATTCAGCGCGCATCCTAAAGTGCACGCTGACCATGCAAGAAATCGTAATAACGTTTCCTCTCGCTACGAATATGCCGCCACGGTCTCAGCAGGCGAATCCGAACGTAACCGCTAAAACCGCACAAACAGGTACGAAACAGCTTCAAGAAAAGCTGGTTAGTGAATCGAGATTAAGTCATATCTTTAGTTAGCAATGAAAACATACGAAATCCCGCTCAATTCTTTTGCAGAAGAATTTAACGTAGAAATTCAAGGCGTTAATTACTTACTGCGGACGAAATGGAATGAGCCGCTTCAAGCGTGGACGCTCGATATCGGACGTTCTGAGAACGACTGGCTAATACGTAATCTCGCGTTAGTCGCTGGCGAAAATCTACTCCAGCAGTACGAGCACTTAAAACTAGGTTTCGGCCTAATTGTCGTAACCGACGGCGACGAAAACGCCGACCCGACAGAAACAAATCTAGGCACAGATTCTCATTTAATCGTCGTAACGAATGATTAACTTTTGGCGAAAAATAACGCTTCTCGTAGGCGATAAGGACGGAAACGGCCTAGACCTGAGCGGCTTTAGAGTCTCGTTCGACGTAGAGAAAACAGCGCTACAAGACCCGAATACGGCGAAAATCGACATCTATAACTTGTCTAAAACGACGATAGCGCGTATCGCGGATGGTGATTTAAAACGCATTGTTCTACAGGCTGGTTACGAGTCTCATAACGCTGTAATTTTTGACGGAAACATTATTAGTACGTCACAGGTTAGAAACGGCGCGGATACGATTCTCAGTATCGAAGCTGGAGACGGTCAATACGGTTATTCATACGCGCTCGTAAACGAAACAGTCGGCGCCGGTTACTCAAATAACGACATCGCTAAAAAATCGTTTAACGCTATGAAAGAACGCGGCGTTAAAAACGATGATTTAAAAGCTGTAAGTAACGAGACTAAGTACCCTCGCGGGCGCGTGCTTTTCGGAGCCGCTCGAAATTATTCGCGAGAAGTCTCTAAAAACAGTGATACGCAGTGGTCGGTTCAGGATGGACATTTAGTCTATTGCAAGAAAAACGCTACACGCGATGACCGTAAGGCGTTTATTTTGCGGCCTGACACCGGCATGATCGGTAGCCCTAAGAAAGATAAAGACGGCGTAACGGTGAGTTGTTGTCTTAACGCGCTACTTCGTATCTACGACCCGATACGCATCGAGTCTGAGTTTCTTACGGGTGACTTCAAAATCCTTTCGCTTAAACATTCAGGCGACACCCACGGAAACGAGTGGAGCACAGAAATTAAAGCGTGCTCGTTAGACCCGTCAACAAAGAAAACGACTAAAAAATGAATCAGCTAGAACGTATTGCGACGCCTGAAGAAATCGAGCGTCAAAAATCCGAGGATTTAAAGGCGGCTATTCGTGTCTCTATGCCTGCAATCGTTACGGCCGTTGATTTAGATCGACAGGTTGTATCCGTTCGACCTGCGATTATGGGAAAACTCAGAGGATATGAAGGGGAGGTAACCGAAACTCCGTATCCCGTGCTTACTGAGGTGCCTATCGCGTTTCCACGCGCTGGCGGTCTGTGCATTACCTATCCAGTCGCGGTAAATGACGAATGCCTAGTCTTATTCGCTGACGCCTGTATCGATTTTTGGTGGCAGTCCGGAGGCATCCAGTCCACGAAAGATTCGAGGTCGCATGACCTTTCAGACGCTATAGCGATTTTCGGTCTCACGTCTCAGCCACGCAAGTTGCCGAATGTATCGGCTGACGCTATCGAGATTCGTACAGATTCACGGTCAGACTACATAAGCCTCACGGCTGGAAAGCTAGATATTCAAATCAACGGTGAAACGATCGTAACGGCGAATAAATCTACAGTCGTATGCCCTGATAACACGATACAAGGCCCGCTAACTGTAACTGGCCTTATTACCGGCAAAGGCGGCCTAACGGTGAGCGGCGGTAACGGTGCAACTGTAACCGGCACGATTCACGCGACTGGCGATATTTCGTCCGGCACGGTTTCACTTCAATCTCATACGCACAACCACGGCCCGGCGCCGGATAAATAAACATGAAATATCGAAAACTAGACGAAAACGGCGATATGACGTTCGGCGCCGGACTCGATAACTATTTCATAGACAGCGCCGAAGCCGTCGGACAGTCCGTTTTAACGCGGCTAAGAATGTGGCTGCGGGAGTGGTACTTAGATACCAACGACGGTACGCCTTACTACCAGCAGGTACTAGGAAAACATACGCAAACCGAAGCTGTACAGGCGATTTATCAGCGTATTCGAGAAACAGCAGGCGTCAATCGAATTACAGAGTTTTCTACAGCGTTCGACCCTGATACGCGACGTTTACGTATCGATGTAACGCTAGACACAATCTATGGCGAGGTGAAAGTAAGTGCCTGATATCAAATCATTAGCGTACGTAGACGCATCAGGATTCTATGTAGCCGATTTCGAGGATTTTCTTGAGTACAACAAAGAAGCGATGCGTTCGATCTACGGCTCAGATATCAACCTTGACGCTGACTCGCAGGATGGACAACTAGTCGCGCATTTTGCTCAGTCTCAATACGATTTAGCGCTACTGTGCGCCGAAGTCTTTAATAACTATTCCCCTGCGACCGCGCGCGGGGATGCGTTAAGCCGCGAAGTAAAAATTAACGGTATCGCTAGACAATCGTCTACACATTCAAGCGTGGACGTGGTTATTACAGGCGACGCGGGCACGACGATTACGAACGGACAAGTACGCGATACGTCGAAAGGTGCTCATGTATGGAATTTACCGCCTGAGGTCGTGATACCGACAAGCGGCTCTATAACAGTAACTGCGACATGTGACGACGCAGGCGATATCCGTGTCGCCGCCGGTACTGTTACTCGTATCGCCACGCCTACCGAGGGTTGGATTTCAGTAGCAAATAACTCTGAGGCCGCGCCCGGACGTGATACGGAGACTGACGCAGAGTTGCGCGTTAGACAAACGTATTCGACCGCCCAGCCGTCGCAAACAGTCTTAAAAGGCATTCTCGGCGGCATTCTTGACGTGGACGGCGTAACCCGTGCAATCGTGTACGAAAACGATACGAGCGCTACAGACTCTAACGGGATACCTAGCCACTCGATAGCCGTAGTTGTCGAAGGTGGCGACGCTCAATCCATTGGCGACGTTATCAAGTTACGTAAAACAGCCGGAACGGGAACGTACGGAACAACCAGCGTAACGGTTAAAGATAGCGAAGAAGTGCTGATGACGGTTAAATTCTTCCGTCCTACGGTCGTTCATATCAAAGTAAAGATTACGTTAGAGCCGTTAACAGGCTTTACTACTGAGCTTTACAACTCGATTAAGTTGCAGGTCGTTAGTTACATCAATTCTCTGACGTTCGGTCAAACGGTGCGAATCTCGAAACTCTACGTACCCGCAAACCTAGAAAACGATGACAGCGATATTAGCTATGACATCACGTCTATTCAGATAGCGAAAAACTCAGGTTCCTTTGCGTCATCAAATATCGCAATAGGCTTTAACGAAGTTGCTCACTGCGACATCGCCGATGTCGAGGTAATTACGAATGACTGATTTCAATACGTATCTAAAGCGCGTACCGTCGGAGCATAGAGACAAGCCTAAATTTGTTGAAACTCTGCGCTCGTTACTAGGCCCCGTACTTGAGCTACAGGCGTTAATGGAGCGCGTACCGATTGATTACGACCTCGATAGCGCTGTCGGTAAACAGTTGGATGTCGTGGGCGAATGGGTCGGACGTAATCGTTATGTTTCGATACCTATCGAAGGTGTGTTTTTCACGTTCGACGATACAGAGATTACTGGTTTCGATCGCGGTGTTTGGTGCGGAGAATATGACGCTACGAGCGGAATGACGAAACTAGACGATGACTCATATCGATTCCTGCTGAAGCTCCAAATCCTAGCCAATGTATGGGACGGCACGCCGGAAAGATTTTACAGCGGCGTTCGTTCTCTCTTTAACGGTACGTTAAGTGTCGTTATCGAAGACCATCAGGATATGACTATCTCGATCGGTGTCGTCGGTAAGGCACTATCCAGCGCTCAACGCGCTTTATTCCTTCAGCAAATAGCTCCGTTTAAACCCGCTGGCGTACGAATAAACGTTTTCATGCTTACTCAATACGACGACGTGCCGCTTTTCGCTTTCGACATGAATACGCCTTTACTACAGGGTTTCGACACGTCCGGATGGGCGGAAATCATCGCTAATTAAATCTCAAATTTCTCTCAAACAAGCCTCGCTTAAGCAGCGGGGCTTTTTTTATGGGTCAAACAAATGGCTACTAATAACATCCTCGGGTTTTGCACCGGCGCCAATCCTAACGTATTAACTCCTACCGATTGGCAAACGACGCCTGCACGCTCAAGCGGTTTTGTTTCAGGTATTGCACTTTCTTCTCACGTTAATACAGCTGTCGTAGGCGGCGCAAACATCGCTCACGCTGTCGGTGAATTTATCAAAAATCAGTTAAATGAGGATGTAAATCCGACCGACGAAGCGGAGCTCGTTAGTCAGTTTCTACGAGCTCTACAAATTTTTATTCAGCGCGGCGGCGCTTGTCCGGTAGGTTCGATTATTCCCTATCTCGGCGGCGATGTGCCTTACGGCTGGTTATTAGCGAACGGAGCCTCTGTGCTCAGGTCGCAGTACAACAAGCTATTCGCCCTGATAGGGACGAAGTTTGGCGCGGTTGACGAGGCACATTTTAATCTGCCGAATCTGCATCATAGGTTTATCGAAGGCACCACCTCACTTAGCGAGGTGGGAAGTTACGTCGAGGCGGGCTTACCGAATATTACGGGGAATTTGAAGGGCTTAAGAAGACTCGACTTAATCAGGGAATCCGATACACGCAGTAATGCACTTAGGTGGGAGTACAACGAAACCGACCCAAACCTTCACGATTTAGCCGAAACCAAACAAGCGGGAACGATTCAAATAAATTTTGACCCTACACTCGATGCTTCGAGACAGAATCCGATTTATGGGTGTTCTAATTCGGTTCAGGTTGATTCGATTTACGGTCTTTACTTAATACGAGCGTATCAAAGCTAAAAGGCGTAATGAATCAGGATGTACCGTTGAGGAATTACCAAAAATCGAGCTTGATCGGCTAGCGGAAAAATTCGGCCTACTCCACGAATACATTTGGCTTTGAGACGGATTAGAGTTGTTAATACCTTCTACAAACTGAATGCCGTCTCCTTCAAATGCGCCTGTGGATGGGTCGGCATTCTGAAACTTTAT